AGCTTATCTGCCTCCCGACTGTTTTTATACTCGATCGTATAAAATTCTTTGGGATATGGGGAAAACGGAAGTGTTCCGAGGTACCCGTAGAATCGCCCGCTGTCCTGCAGCAGGGTCATTGTTAATCGCCCTCAATAGGGCAGTTCGTATCTTCTTCGTGGAATTTAGAATTCCAGGAGATACTGTCCCCATCATTGGGGAGAACTGCGCTACCATAGAGGGTAATTGGAAGAAGGCCTGTCAAGAAATACTGCGACGTATTTCATGCAGGGGTAGACAACATCGTAGGCTTGGCATGGCGATGAAGTCCTGCAAGAGGCTATTTGATAGCCCATGCAAACCCTGTGATAAGAAGGCCGGAAGGAAGGCTAAGTCAGAGTGGGATCGACACGTTGCCAAGGACGTGCCCTCTGCTGATTTGGACCGGTGCGTTGCTCATTTGCCTCTCCTTCGGGAAAGGGTGCGTGAGCTCGTTTCCGGGTGGGGTCGGAAGTTGGATGAGAAGAGGACTCTTTGTGGTGAGCCCTACCTTGGTGAGTATGTCCCTGACCAGCAGGGGTGTTATGAGGTTCCCTCGAGGTATGGAGGGACGCTCGCTTGCGACGAATGGGAGTACTCCTGCGATTGGAGTCTCGTTCGTCGGGGCGTGGCAAAGCAAAAGGGAAAGTATCGAGTTGTGACGATGCAATCCGCCGAGGTCAAGCGTGTTTTGACCCCGGTTCATAACGCTCTTTACGACCACATCACCTCGTTCGGGTGGTGTGTCCGCGGGGATGTTACGAAGGGGGATATGGATGCTCTCATTGATCAGCTTCGAGAGGGAGAGGATGTCATCAGTGGTGATTACCGCAGTGCTACTGATTTCATCTATCATCCTGCCGTCGAGGCTATTGTCGATGAGCTTTCTGTTTGCCCGGAATTGACGGAGCTGGAGAGGAGTGTTTTATTGGAGAGTTTTTCTTCTCTTCGTTGGTCAGGCCAGACCGGGGTCCAGCACCCGATCAAAAGGGGCTCGATGATGGGGAACTTGGTTAGTTTCCCGTTGTTGTGCCTTCTAAATAAGGCCTGTTTCGATATCGCCTGCGATATCTCTGAAGGGAAGAGGAATGAGCGTACGGGGAGGTTCAACGGTGATGATTGTCTCTTCGGTGGTGATTCTAGGCTGTACTCGGCCTGGCGTCATGTCACCGGGATTTTTGGACTCGTTGTTAATGAGGAAAAGACGGGCCGTAGTCGTCGTTGGGCAGAGTTGAACAGCTCTGTCTACGACGTTCGTTCTCGCAGGTTTGTTGCGAAGCCTGTCTTGTCTTTTCTTCGTCCCTCTCGGTATGCTCCCGGTACGATACTCCCGGATGTCTTGCGTGGTATCTCATCTTTTCGGTTTTCGGTCCAGCAGTGGATCGTTTGCGATTTGATGAGATATGAGATTACCCTTCGGGGTGTCTCTGACGGCCTATCTGATATAGGGCCACGCTGGACTTCGGAGCTTCTCCGGCGTCGTTGGTTCCGGGCCGCGTGTCTAAGTGGCGCGCCCCCGGTCAAGGAATGTGGTACGAATCGGGACCTTGCACTCGAGCAAGGGCCTCCTCCCGATCCGCGGATTCTTCCGCTAGTCTCGAAGGTCGCCGCCGCTCTCTCGCGGGAGAGAGTTGATCAGTGGCGTGGTGTTAGGGTTACCCCCCTTGTTCGCACCATCGATCGGCGTGCCTTCGCTAAGACGGGGAAGTTTCTGTCACCCAGGTTGTCTTCTCTCTTCGAAAGGGGTGAGTTTCAG